ATGGACAATTTATTGTAGATGAAGAATCTAAAACAGTAGAATACCCCCATTATGTAAAATACCGTCAAATTAAATTAGATGGATTAGTAGATCTACTTAATTCAGCATTGGTAACAGGTGGAGATGATGTACCTGAAGGACACTATGCTGAAGAAAACATGAAAGCAACAGTTGTTCCAAATCGTAACAAAATCTTTGCTTCAATTACTCAAGCAGTTGCACTTTCAATCGCTGATAAAACAGGTGAACAGTGTGATATTGCAATGGGAATTCACAGCGGAGACCACTCGATCTATCCTGATTGCCGTCAAGAATTTAGAGATGCTGATGATCATGCCTTTAGAGTAGGTAATTGGGGTTCGGAAAAAGTAGGTTATTTTACACCATATCTTGAAGGTGATAAATTTACTATTTTACAAGATGGAGAAGTATTATGTGGTGAATTAGGTTTAGACTTTAATGAAGTTTATTCTCGTACAAACACTTCATATAAACCAATCTACCATGAATTAGCTTATGAAGAAGGAGATACAGTTGTTGGAGTAGAATGGTGGTTCTCTGATTATAAATCAGCAAGTTCTGTGGAGCGTGTAGAGGCTTTTATTAAATTAGGACGTCCTGATCCTGTATTATATGCAGACGAAGAAGGTCCTGTAACATGGGAACATGTAGTAAGTGAAGTATCTAAAGTACTAGCTAGCCATGCAGGATAAAAGTATTATTAATTGGGAACTACATCAAAAGCTAATGGCAAAGAAAAGAACAATTAAAGTATGTACCGGGGTAGGATTGAATATGTTCTTCCCCGAGTACGTAACTATCGAATTACAGGATATAGATACAGAAATTAAAAAACCTAAAACAACAAAGAAAAATGGGTAGATATATTAGTACAAAGCTATTTGAAAACTATTCAGTAGCACTTAGACAGTGGAGAGCATCACATTCACATTGTGAATTATTACATGGTTATGCTTTGAAATTTAAAGTATGGTTTGCATCAAACGAACCATTAGAGGAAAATCAACTTGATGACATGAACTGGATCGTTGATTATGGTGGGTTTAAGGATGCACCTAAAGGAAATGGTTTAAAATCTTGGATGAATTATATGTGGGATCATACATTATTGATCGAGAAGGACGATCCATACTTAGACTTTTTCGAATCGGCAGCAATGGAAGGTTTATGCGCACTTCGAGTAATGGACAAAATGGGCGCCGAATCATGTGCTAAGTTAGTATTTGATCATTTTAACGACGTTTTGTCCAAAACAGACGCCGGAAGATGTAAAGTAATCAAAGTAGAATGTTTCGAAAACGATAATAACTCTAGTATTTATGAAGGATAATTATTATATTTCCACCACCACTTTTGGTGATATTAAATTCACATATACAATAACAAAATGAAAGAAATTTTATACTTCTCTGCCCCTTGGTGTATGCCATGTAAAAACTTTAAACCTATTATGGAACGTGTAGGGCAACAATTACCTGTTAAATTTATTAACGTAGACGAAAACCCTCAATTGGCTTCACAATTTAATATTCGAAGCGTACCTACGCTTGTATTTTTAAAAGATGGTCAAGAGGCAGACAAATCAATCGGAGTTTTAACTGAATCACAAGTAAAAGATAAATGGAATCTACTTTAGGAAGAATAGAAGATTATAACAAAGTTTTACCAATTGTAGAATTGTATCGTTGCGTTCAAAGCGAGGGATCTCGTTTTGGACGTCCTACGATTGCAGTTCGTACAACAGGTTGTACTCACCGCTGCTACTTTGGAGAAGGCGGTTGGTGTGATTCTTGGTACACAAGTATCCACCCAGAAAAAGGTACGTTTACCTTTAATGATATCATCAAAATTTATGACGAAAACCCACACATCAAAGAAATGATGTTGACGGGTGGCTCACCTACAATGCATCCTAAGCTTGTAAATGAGTTAACACATTTTGCTTATGAAAGAGGTATTCTTATTACTATTGAAACCGAAGGTTCTCATTTCCTCGCTACTGACTATCCTATATCTCTTATATCTCTCAGTCCTAAATTTGGTAATAGTATTCCCGTACTTGGAGCTGTTACGCCTCAAGGAGCGATTGTGGACCAGAAAATGATTGATCAACATAATAAGTTCCGTCTTAAAATGGATACAATCAAACAAACACTCGATTATCACTTCGATTATCATTACAAACCAGTTTGGGATGGTACTGAAGAGAATTTAGCTGAAATTGAAGCATTTAGAGTTGCATTAGATATTCCAAAATGGAAAACTTATATCATGCCCGCGGGTGATACAAGAGAGGAATTAATTAAAATGTATCCACTTGTATTTGATATGTGTGCTGAAAAAGGATACAACATGACAGGTAGAGATCATATCATTGCATTCGATACAAAAAGAGGAGTATGATTCTATTTACTTCAGAGCAAATTCAAGAAAAAGTTAAAGAACTAGCCCACCGCATTTCATTTAAACATACTGTTAATGATGATGTAGTAATGATATGTGTATTAAATGGTGGGTTTATGTTTTTTAGCGATTTAGCTAAAGAAATGTCAATTGATTTTGAAGTTGACTTTATACGAGCCAAATCATACAATGGTCAAGATCAAGGTGTAGTTCATATCTTGAAAGATATTGAAACAAACATTGAAGGAAAATATGTGTACGTAATAGATGATTTCTATGATACTGGAAATACTTTAAATAGAATTTTAGAGCATTTATCTGCTTTGAATCCCAAATCACTTCAAATGATTACTCTCTTAACTCGAGATACTTCCCCTCTATCAGAATATCATCATATTTCAGGTTTCATGATCCAAGACCAATGGGTAGTAGGTTATGGAATGGATAATAATTCAAAAGAGCGAAATTTGGATTATATTTATGCACTTTAACTTGGAGATTAAAAATATTCTTCATACATTTATACAAAATAATAAGTTATATGTCAGAAAACAATCGTAAAAAACAGCACACAGATTTAGAATGTGTAAAAATTGGTTTTGCAAATGGTGTTGCACCTGGTTTTCCACTTACCGAGAAAGAAAAGTGGGCAATGGTAGATGAAGCAGAAGAAGCTTATGGTAAGTTCTTAACTGCATTGGGTGTAGATTGGGAAAACGATCCAAACTCATCTGATACTCCACGTCGTGTAGCAAAAGCATATGTATTTGATTTATTTGCAGGTCGATATACTGCAATGTCCGATATTACTTCATTCCCTAGTGATGGTTATGATGGTATTGTAATTGAACGAAATATTCCTGTTACTTCAATGTGTTCACACCACCACCAAACAATTGGAGGAGTAGTTCATATTGGTTATGTAGTTGGAAACGAAGGTAGAGTAATCGGCTTATCTAAATTGAACCGTATTGTAGAACTATTTGGTCGTAGAGGTGCTATCCAAGAACAATTAACTTCAGCAATCCATAATGCAGTAAACAAAATTTGTGAATTGAACAGAGGAGTAATCGTAACTGTAGTAGCAACCCACAACTGTGTATCTTGTAGAGGTGTAAAACACCAAGGTGCTTCAATGGTAACTACAAAAGCATCAGGTGTGTTCTTGGAAAATGATAATCAAGCACGTAAAGAGTTCTTCGATTCAATCAAAATCAATAACGGAGGACACCAGATATGAGCCCATTAGAAAAGAAACAAGCTGAGTTAATTTCATTATTAGCAGGCCAAGTAGTTGATCTTTCCCTAATGTCCAAAATTGAACTTGGAGACGATGTAGTTAAGGAATGGTCTAGGTTAAATATCGAGATTAGTAATCTAAAAGAAAACTATGTGCCATTTGTATCAGAAGTTGAAGAGTTCAATGCAGTTATGGGGAAGCCAAATAATTATGACCCGGTCATTCCCGACGAGAAGGAGTGGATGTTTGTCTATAATTTCATTTTGGAGGAACTCGAAGAATATAAGCATGCGTGTGAAACAGGCGATATTGTTGAAGTGCTTGATGCTCTATGTGACATTACCTACGTATCGTTGGGTAACGGGGCTATGTTACATGGTCTTAAGGATAAAGTATGGCCCGCGTATCAAGAGGTTCAAGCGTCAAATCTTAGCAAAGCTTGTACAAGTGAAGAAGAGGCACAAGAAACCGTTAGAGTACGTTCCGCAGAGCAAGAGGAACCATGTCACTATGAACAGGTTGGTAAGTATTTTATCGTCTATAGAACACGCGATCGCAAGGTTATGAAGAACATTAATTACTTCAGACCTGATCTTACCCAATTTTTTAAATAATATTACAAATAAGAGTTATGTATCAATCGGTTTTCTATAATAGATTACCCGGAGAAGATCAATGGAGTTACTATCTCAGGGACGATAAAAAAGGAATACACAAATTCCAGTATTGGCCCACTGTATATAAACTTGACGAAGAGGGGGAATTTGAAACACTATTTGGTGATAGATGTTCTCCCCTCCAAGGCAAGTACGATAGAAAAGATCCTACTATTCTAGAAAAAGATATTGACCGTGAACTTGTATTATTGAGGGATCTGTACTACAAGACAGATGAAATGCCTTCATATCATAATACAGTTTATTTAGATATTGAGATTGAAATTTTAGGTGCACTTACACCAACCACCATCAAAGAAGCAAATGCTGAGATAACTGCAATTGCTTTGATTGATACTTCTACCAAGGAAAAAATATGTTTTATTTTAGACAAAGAAGGTAAAATAGAAGATATTGATCAAGATGGTAAAAAAGTAATCCCATGTGCAAGTGAAGATACTTTACTACGTAAATTTTTATTAAAATGGGAACAAATGGATCCTACAATTGTTGTAGGTTACAACAGTGATTTCTTTGATATCCCATATTTGTATTACCGAATTAAGAAAAAACTAGGAGATGAAGTATACCGCTTATCTCCAGTAGGTAAAATTGAAGAGGTTATATCCCAACCAAATTCCCCAATTCGTATTGGTTTAGTCAATAGTTTAGATTACATGTTACTATTGAAAAAGTATATTATGAAAGAAGAATCATCATATAAACTAGGTGATATTGGGACTAAATATGCTAAGCTAGGTAAAATTGAATATAATGGTAGTTTAGATACATTGTTTAGAGAAGACCCAAATAAATTTATTGACTACAACATTCGTGATGTTGAAATAATTGAAGCGTTAGAAGAAAAACAGAAGTTTATTGAATTGACTATCTTAATTTCTCATTTATGTCATACACCGTACGAATCAATTTACTATAATACTGCATTAAATGAGGGTGCTATTTTAACGTATTTAAAACGTAAAAATATTATTGCACCAAATAAACCAACAACTACAAACCCCACTATTAGGGATCTGGAATTAGGTGATCATATTGTACATCAACGAGGTACTCCTACAATTGAAGGTACAGTATATAGCTTTGAGGATAAGCAGATTATAGTTAAAACAATGGCTGGGAAATATATTGCTCGTAACCCAAGAACAGTTAAGAAAAAAGACAGTTATGCAGGTGGCTACTTACTTGACCCTATCCCCGGATTATATTCAGATGTAAGTGACCTTGACTTTACCTCACTATACCCTTCAATTATCAAATCATTGAATTTAGGTGTTGAAACATTGGTAGGTAGAATTGTTACAAAAAACAACTACGAACAATACAATTCACTTGAGCAGTTAAAGAAACGTGATCCCGAAGAAAAGATACATATCCAAAAACTAAACAAATATTCGTATCAACTTAAAGATGCTACTATATCTGTTGGTGCTTTAATTCGTTTAATTGAAGACAATAATTGGACAATAGCAGCTAGTGGAGCGTTCTTTACTAATGATAAAAAAAGTATTGCTTGCGAGGTACTTGAGGATTGGTTTAATCAGCGAGAACATTATCGAGCACTTAAGAAAACCGCAGGTAAAGCGGAAGATTGGGCCAATTACAAACTATATGACTTATATCAAATGGCATTTAAGATCTTACAAAATGCATTGTATGGTACTTATGCTATCAACTCATGGCGTTTTACAGATGGATTTAAAATATGTTCTGCAGGTATTACAAATAGTGGTCAACGTTTAACTAAAGAATCTATTATCTTTGTAAACAAATATATTTCGGATCAATTAGATATTGACCCTAGAGATTTTGTGATTGCATCCGATACCGATTCACTTTATATGGAATTGACTGATTTGCTTAAACATCGAAACCCTGATTTGAACTACGAAGATCGTGAAGAAAAAATCAAACGATTATTGGTTTTAACAGAGGAACTTCAAGATGTAGCAAATGCAAATCTGAACAATATTACGCAGGATCTGTACAATATGACTGGTGATCACCACTTTGTATTGAAACAAGAGGTAATCGCTGAAAAAGCGTATTGGTCTGGAAAACGCCGTTATGCAATGTATATTGTAAATAAAGAAGGTGTGCCTATTGAGGAACTAGAGATGAAGGGACTAGACATTATGAAATCGAATTTCCCCCCTTACTTTAGAAACTTTGGAGAAGAGCTAATCAAATCCATTCTATTCAGTAAACCAAAAGAAGACATTGATAAAGACGTAATGGATTTTAAAAATTCAATGCAAACGGTAGAGTGGATTAAGTTACTTAAACCAACTGGATTGAAAAAAATGGGTGAATATATTGAGCGTAGACCTATGGCTGGTGAATTGTTCTCTAAATTGAAATTGAAATGTCCCGTAAATACAAAAAGTGCAATTATCTACAATGACTTTTTACGTTACAAGAAACTCAATGTAAAGTATCCTGAATTTACAATTGGAGACAAAATGTATATTGCTTATTTGAAACCAAACCCATACCAAATTGAGGTAATCGGTTACAATGGCTACAATGATCCACCTGAAATTACTGAATTGATAAACAAGTATATTGATCGTGATGGTTTATTTGATAGTGTAATTCGAAACAAATTGGAAACAGTATACAATGACATTGGATGGGTACTCAATTTGAATCCATTTAAAGCTAAATTCTTTAATTTCAGCTAGGATATTTAAAATATTTTTCTTATCTTTATCACATGGTAAATAAATTAGTTCTACAATCAGTTATAAACAAATACTACTTAGGCGAAAACGAATCCGTTAAGTGGAAAATCAAAGACAAAATATTATCTATTGACTTTATGTCTGTAAACAAAGAAGTTATAGGTAAAGTTATCCATACAGGTTTTGATGTTGAGGATAGTGAATTAGCTATCTTTGACACTAAAAAATTACTCAATTTACTCAGCATTACTCAGGGTGATTTAATCTTTGAATTGGAAAAAGGCAAATCAGTTTACACTAAAATGAAATTTGCAGACGAGTCATTTAACTTAACTTATGCACTTGCCGATCCACTTTTGATTGGAAAAGTAGGTTCTGTAACTGAACCACAATGGGATGCAGTTTTGCCTCTAGAAAAAGAGCATGTCGATAATTTAGTTAAAGCAAAGAATGCTTTAGCAGGTATTGGCTCAATGACACTTTCAATTGATGTTGACCTAAACGGAGACAATATATGTGTATTCACATTTGGAGATGAGCAAGGCCATAACAACAAAATCACCTACCAAATGTATGGTACAATCAAACAAGAGAAAGTTGAAATCCCATTCAACTCAGATATGTTTAGAAACATACTCAAAGAAAACAAAGACCTAGAAAGTGGAAATATCTACTTGAGCTACCAGGGCCTAATGAAACTTGAATTCAAATCAGAAGACACAACATGCGAATACTACATGGTTCGTAGAGAAGAAAGTGCCTTCTAATATGTATAATAGAATTAGGAAATTCAAATTAGTTTTCGTATATTATAGTTATAAATTAAAAGTTAGTTATGCAAGAAACAAAACGACGAGGTCGTCCTGCTCGGGACGAAAATGACACACAATCAAACTTATGTACAATTAAAGACCCCGCAATGGAGCCTTTCTACATTGTAAAGGATGCTACAAACTTTACAGTAATGGAAAGATCTGTTGCTACAAGAGGTTTTGGAGGTAGTAAAGCATCTGGTAAAGAAACTGAAAAAGTAGTAGGCTACTACAGTAACTTTGCAAATGCTGTAAACCGCATCTCAAAAGAAAAGTTTTATCAAAATCAAGGTGAGTACGAAACCATTCAAGAGTACCTCAACACTTGGAATACAGTTAAAGAAGGAATGGAATCAATGTTAAACAAATTAGAAATATGAAACAATTAGAAGCATTATTTGATGCGGTAATCGTTAAACCGCTTGAGGTAGAAGAAACTCAATTTGGATCTATCTTCATCCCAGATGCAGGTAAAGATCGTAACGAACAAGGAACTGTAGTTGCAGTTGGACCAGGACGACAAGTTGCTGGTGTTGGCTTTGTACCAACAGAAATTAAAGTAGGAGACATTGTAATTTTACCTACAATGGGGTTCTCAAGACTCCAATTTGACAATGAAGAATATTACATTGGAAATGAAAATCAAATTTTAGCTAAAATTAAACAAGAAATAAATGAGTAAGATTATTGAATTTGGCCCTGAAGCCCGTAAAAAATTAGTTAAAGGTATTGATACTTTAGCAGATGCAGTTGTAGCAACACTTGGACCAAATGGTCGAAATGTAGTTTATGTTGAAAATGGAATGGTTGTTTCCACCAAAGATGGTGTAAGCGTTGCAAAACAAATCGCTTCACTAGAAGACCCAATCGAAGATTTGGGAGCACAAATGGTTAAACAAGCAGCTATTAAAACTGCAGATCACGCAGGTGATGGTACAACTACCTCAACTTTATTAGCACGTGAATTGGTTAAAGGTGGTATCTCTAAATTAAACGAGGGAGCAAATGCCGTTGAAATCAAACGTGGAATTGATGCAGGTGTAAAACAAGTACTCCAAGTATTAAAAGACAATTCAGAGAAAATTTCATCTGAAGAACAATTAGAGCAAATTGCTACTATCTCAGCAAACAACGATCCTGAAATCGGTAAATTGATTTCACGCGCTATGGAAAAAGTAGGACGTGAAGGTGTAGTTTACATTGAAGAATCTAAAACAGACGAAACATATCTTGAAGTTGTAGAAGGTATTCAATTTGATCGTGGTTACAAATCACCTTACTTTGTTACAAACAACAACAATATGTCAGCTGTATTACAGGATGTTTCAATCTTGTTAGCAGACCACCGTTTTACAAATGTAAAAGAATTGGTACATATTCTAGAAGGTGTAGCATCTAAAGGAAAATCATTATTGATTATTGCAGAAGATATTGATGGTGAAGCTTTAGCTACATTGATTGTAAACAAAATGCGTGGTACACTTAAAGTTGTAGCTGTTAAAGCACCTGACTTTGGTGAGCGTCGTAAATTGATCCTTGAAGATATTGCTATCTTAACTGGTGGTAAAGTATTTGACAAGGAAAAAGGTATGAAACTTGATCGTTTCGATTTTGGATGGTTGGGTCATGCTAAAACAGTTACAGTAACTAAAGAAAAAACTACAATCATTGATGGTAGTGGTGTTGAAGAAGATATTACTGCACGAGTAGAATCACTTACCTCACAAATTGAAGGTGCTGCTACACCATTTGAAGCAGAAAAATTACAAGAACGTTTATCTAAATTTGTAGGTGGGGTTGCTTTAGTTCACGTAGGTGGAAGTACTGAAACTGAAATGAAAGAGAAAAAAGATCGCGTTGATGATGCTTTACACGCTACACAATGTGCTCTAGAAGATGGTATTGTACCAGGTGGTGGTTCAGCTCTATTATATGCTCGTGAAGGTATTACCTATTCAAAATCTGAATCAGATGATTTCAAATATGGTAAAAAATTAGTTTATAATGCTTGTGGTAAACCATTTGAAACAATCTTGAAAAATGCAGGATATGCTGAAAGTGATATGTACCCAATCAATATGGAAATTGGTAAAGCTGATAATGTATGGAGTGGATACAATATCAAAACCGAAACTATCGTTAACATGAAAGAAGAAGGTATTATCGATCCACACAAAGTAACTAAAAACGCTTTATTGAATGCTTCTTCAATTGCAGGTACAATTCTATTAACAGAATGTACAGTAGTAGATAAACCAGAAGATAAAAAATCAGATGGTGGATTTGATCCATCAATGATGGGAATGATGTAATATGAAAACTGAACAAGTAGAATATAACGAACTTATCGCAACACGAGTACCCCCTGGAGATCAGTGGGTGCTCGTAAACGATAAAAGTAAAGTGATTCATAAGTCACTTACTGATGCTTTAGAGGCATGGTTTGAGGTAAACCAAGAAAAGGCAGAGTTTCGTTTAGCTCCTTTGGACAGTAAACTATATGTTATCCGAAATGAGATAAAAGAAATCCAACCCGAACCAGTTAAACGCTTTAACATTTACGGAGACCCACAGTAACGGGTCTCCTTTTTTACATATTTATAATTATGAAATTGACAGACATTCTACGCGAAATCGAAGGAGAAGAAGATGGTATGCAACAAGTAAAGGTTCGTTATGACCTTGCTGTTGAACCTGCTGATCTCGACAAAGCATTAGCTGCTTTAAACGATCCTAAAACATATGGTATCTACGCACAAAATATGCGAGATCCAAAAGCTATTGTAAAAGCATTCGGACCTTCAATTCCTGCACAAAAAGCAGGAGCTGCTTGGAAAGATTGGGATTCTCGCTCAGATGATGAAAAAGCATTCAAAATAATTGATATCAAAAACAGAGTACCTGAAGCATGGGCTAAAGCAGAAGCTGAAGCAGAAGCAGGCTATGAAAAATGGCAAGCAGAAGGAAACGATGGTAATTTAAACGACTATTTATTTTCACTCTCAGGTAAAGAACTTCCAAAAGACATTATCGGAAAATACGGAGCCAATTACTACCCAATGAAAACACCAGACAATTTGAAAAAATATGGTGGTAAATTGGAACAAGACATTCACTATGTAGTAAAAGATGGTAAAATTGTTTTTCCTTCAACACTAGAAAATCCATATAAAACAAAACCATACTTGTCCAAAGTATTGAAAACAATTATGGACAATGCAAAAGTAGAATATACTTTAGTAGATATTGAACAAGATGGAGGAGAAGCACCAAAAACAGTAGAAAAACCAAAAGCTGATGCTGTACCACCATTATCTGTAACTGCGGATAGTTTAGATAAAATAGACAAAATCCGTAAAACATTCCAAAAAGAAATTGGAGATGTACCTACAGCAAAATATGAAACTGAATCCACTAAAACAGAAGATGGAATTCAATATAAATTGGTTGTAACAGGTATTTCAAAAGACCAAAGACAAAAACTTTTAGTGAAAAAAGCTACATTGAAAGAGGAAATGGATTTTGATTTTGATTTATATAGAATGAAAAAATTAGCAGGACTATAATATTTATAAATAAAATAAAATGACACAAGAACAATTACGTATGCAAATGTTGGCTGGTATCATCACTGAAGGTCAATATAAAGCAATACTGAATGAAGATGAGTATAATACCTCTCAAGCAGATGCACGTTTAGGAAAATTAGCTAACCGATTACTTCAATCTGTTTCTAACAGCACCGAGGTAAAAGGTAACGGAACAGCCGAACTTGAAGAACTTGAACCAGGCTACTACATAATCAAAACTACCAAACCAGGTAAACTTTTTAAAAAAGCAAGAACCGGTGAGTTACACCTTTATGTAGACGCTAATCCTGATACTCTTATCATGAAAACCATTATCAATGGAAATTATGAAGGAAAAGAAGCATTAGATTGGGGAGAAGGAATGTTTGCTGATGACGATACTATTTACGAAAAAGTGCTTGATGAAGCTTTAAAAATGGCCATGTTTGTAATGCATTCACAAAATTAATGTAATGGACAATTTTAATTTAAAACAATACTTATCTGAAAACAAGCTAAACGAAGCTGAAGGTAGAAATTTATACAACACAGCTGGTCAAATGATCTCTCAAGTTGGATTATTTACCCAAGAACTAGCAGACGAATTAGAAGCAGAAGATAGAGGAAATTTATATCGTTTCTTTGACACCCCAGAAGAAAAAGCTGAGTTAATCAAAATTTCAGAAGGATATCAAGTATACTTAGCTAAAGTAAAAACAATGATGGATGAATTAATGAGTGATCCAATGCACCAAGTTGCAGTAGGTGATGCAGGTAGAAATACCAATCCATTAGAAAAAGCTTATTATAGAGCAAAAAATATTTAAATAAAGAGCTTGCCTAGTGCAAGCTTTTTTTGTATAATACGGTTATGAAAGAAAATACGTTATATGTAGAACGTTTTCGCCCTACATCTTTAAAACATTTTGTTGGTAATGAAAATATCAAAGACACAATCCAAAAATACCTTGATCAAGGTGATATCCAAAACTTTATTTTCTATGGCCCACCAGGCTGTGGGAAAACAACTCTAGCTAAAATCATCGTTAAAAATCTAGATTGTGATTATCTCTATATAAACGCATCTGATGAAAACGGAATCGATACTATTCGAGAGAAAGTAAAAGGATTCGCTAGTGCTGCCTCTTGGAAAGGTATCAAAGTAGTAATCCTAGATGAAGCAGATTTCATTACCATTCAAGGACAAGCCGCTTTACGAAACGTAATCGAGACATTTTCTCGCTCAACACGTTTTATCTTAACTTGTAATTTTGTAGAGCGAATCATTGACCCACTCCAATCACGTTGCCAGGTACTTAAAATTGTACCACCAACAAAAATGGATGTGTACAACCATTTAACTTGGATATTAGCTGATCAATTGAGCTTGTCATATCAATCAGAGGATATCAAGTCATTGATTTTAAAGTACTATCCCGATATGCGTAAAATGTTAAATGTTTTACAAATGTCTGTAAAAGATGATGCTATTGTACTTGATGAAACAGTATTGACCTCTACAAGTTATATTAAAGAGGTATTGAAAGAACTAGCAGGCAAGAAAAACTGGATTGCTATTAGACAAATTATAGCAGATTCGAATACAAAGGACTTTGAGGAACTATATCGCTCACTATTCGAATACAGTTCAAAATATGCCCCAGGTAAAGAAGGCTCCGTTGCAATTATCTTAAACGAGCACCTTTATCAAGCAAATTTCCGAATTGACAAAGAAATTAACGTAATGTCTGCAATTGCTAAGATAATTGAAGTAATATGAAGCACCTATTAAGATATACTCTTTCGTGGGTATCTCAAAATTTGACCATACCTTTCTGGACAATCGGTCATATCCACTTGATGACAACAATATATGCTGACATACATGAAATATTAATGTCGCTTGGAATGAACATAATTGTGGCAGCTGGGTTTATAGCTGACTTTATAGATTATAGAAAAGATAAGTTAAACAATAAATAAAACAAAATGCAAGAACAACCTAGATTAAACATTGATTTTAAAAACACAACAGCCGTTACTGGTTTTGATGGTGGACAATTGTTTGGACAAGCAGTTATCCTACGTAAAGTATCTAAATTTTTAATTGGAGCAGATGAAGATTCACTCATCCCAATCCCAGTATTCTATGATTTGGAAAGTAAGAAAATCATCTTAGATACACTTCCACCAGACATTCGTGAAGAATATAAAGATATTGCCCTTGACCTCTAAGAAGCAAATAAAAGATATATGGGGGTGGTTGAATGAAATCACCCTCTATAAAACTCCCATCGAAAATATTTCCGAAGAATCATGGGACAAATGGAACTCTTACATGATACATCGATATGTATCTATGAATATAAATTATGTTGAACTAGCTAATTATGTTCAAACTCTACCATACGAGAACAAGCAACAAACATATACAATTTATAGAGAGATGATTCCAAAAGCAAAAACGTTCTTGAAGTATGTCAAGTCAAGAACAAAGAGACAGCCTGCAACGTTGGTAGAGTACGTAGCAAAATATTTTGAATGCAGTTTAGGCGAAGCAGAAGAGTATATTGACCTTTTACGCGAACATGGTGTACGACAAGTGTTGTACTCTATGGGTATAGAGGATAAAGAAGTAACTAAGTTATTAAAGAAATGACCGCAAATAGAGAAACATTTGGAACAAACCCAAACAACCCCCTTCAAACAAGATCAATCCACAAAACAGATTCAATTGTTGATTCAGTAATTGATCAATTTGTAAGTAGAGCCCGCTTTGGAAAAGAAAAATATGGTACTGATCTAGACAGAAATGATTTAAGTGTTTTAGATTGGATCGAACATGCCAAGCAAGAACATATGGATGCCATATTGTATTTGGAAAAACTTGAACGAATACTAAAGGGCTAATATTTATAATAAAATACTTTAAAATGAATAAAGAAACTTTACGCATGCAAATGCTTTCAGGTATAATCACAGAAGGTGAATATGCAGCTGCTATCAACCAAGAAGTTGAAGAAACTGAAAAAGATTCACTTAATGAACACTACGTTGTAGGAGGAATTGTAGGAATTGGAGCTGTTAATCAAATCCCATCTCGCGCTAAAGCAGATTATGAAGATGCTTTTGAACATTTCTTAGGTCAAAAATATGAGTTGAAAGAAGAAATCAACGAAGAAGAAATGGGTGAAAATATAGCTGATTTTTTAAATCAAAATATGGATGAAATTACATCTCAATTAGGTGATGTTTTTTCTAACTTTGAAACCATGGGTGATCCAAAAGTAGCAACTGCTGGTGATGGAGAAGAAGGTATAGATATTTCTTTTGATAAAGAACATATGTTAGAACTTTTCCCTGAAGGGGATCCATATAATGAAGTAGAATCAATAGATATAGCAGGTAAAACTGTTTATTATAATGATTATCGTTAATACTTTCAACTACTAATATGAACCCAAAAGACGTAATCACAGTAGATGTTCCTCTATTTATTCGTTTACTCGAATACGCTAGAGAAGATGCCCAAACAGACATGGATTTACATGATGTGGCAGACAATATCATCTCATTAGCATCTTCAGGTAAAACGTTAACAATGGACGACTATAGTTCTATTGTTGGATCTCAAGAAGAAATAGATGAAATTCGAAGAATGCAAGTTAGAGCTGGCATTATAAAATAAAATAAAACAAAATGAATAAAGAACAACTCCGTATGCAAATGTTGGCTGGTATTATTACAGAGAGTCAATATAAATCTCGTTTAAATGAAATGTCTATAGATGACACATTTAAAGCTGAAAAACTTGCTAATCAAGAGGTAAGTGATTATATTTCTAAAAATAATTTAGGTTCTGCAAAAAATGTTGAAAGATTAATGAATGTTTCCTATGAGGAAGGAAGAAAAATTATATCTAGGGTAACTTTATCAACAGGAGAAATACTTTATTTTGAAACCATATATGGTTCCGATTTAAATTTAATTAGTATTAAACAAGTAGGTAATCCTTATGATTTCCCTACCAAAAACCCAAGAAAAACCAAAAGTAAAATCCCCGGAATTACTCTAAAAGTTAATAAATCAAGCGGTGAAGTCAACATGTCAAGTAGTAGTGGTGACTACGATAGCTTTATTGAAGATGATGGTACAATAAGTTTTGCAGTTGTAGATGACAACATGGATGAAGAATTTAATGATGATAATTGGAAAGATATTTTAGGGAATGATCACGCATTTGTTAAAATAGCAAATACTATTCCTACAGAAATAGAAGCATTTGATGATTACGTACAAATTACTATTAAGGCAAGTGATTTAATGTAATACTAATATTTAAATAAAATAATTTACGATACGGCTTAGGACCGTTTGCTAGTTATAGCAAGAGAATACTTTTTACCGCTATCAAAGGTATTTTCAAAAGATTAAGAGAGCTTGGATTTTCCAAGCTCTTTTTTTATCTTTATAATATGAGAAAAAAACCTCCTGTTATACTCAAAGAAATAAGAGAAAAAAAACTACCCGAAATTGACTATGCAACTCAAAAGTCTATTTCATACTCTCAAATGTCTATGTTCAATGAGTGTCCTAAAAAATGGTCACTACAATATAGAGAAGGACACAAGTCATTTACCTCTTCAATTCATACTGTTTTTGGAACTGCTTTACACGAAACACTTCAACATTACCTTACAGTAATGTATGAGCAAAGTGGAGCAGCAGCTGATCGACTTAACACCTCTGAAATGCTAGAGGAAAACCTTCGTGAAGAATATAAAAAACAATACAAAGCAAACAACAATCAACACTTTGTAACCCCAGATGAATTAAGAGAGTTCTATGAAGATGGAGTAGAAATTATTCGAGAACTATCCAAAGACAAAACAAAATATTTCGGTAAACGAGGATGGTATTTAGTTGGATGTGAAGTACCTATTATCCTAACTCCACATTCAAAATACCAAAACGTAATGTTTCAAGGGTATTTAGATGTTGTTTTGTATCATGAACCAACAAACAAAATTAAAATCATAGATATCAAAACAAGTAGACAAGGTTGGGGTAAAAAGGAGAAATCCGACGAAAACAAACAAGCCCAACTTGTTATCTATAAAAAATATTTTTCTGAACTATACAATGTTCCAATAGAAAATATTGAAATTGAGTTTATGATTGTGAAACGTAAGGTATTTGAAAGTGATCTTTACGTTATTAAACGTGTACAACAATTCAAACCTGCGTCTGGTAAAGTGAAACTAAACAAAGTCACTAAATCGATTGATGAATTTATAGAACGCGCATTTGACCGCAATGGTTATAAAGAAGTAGACCATCAACCAAAATTAAATGGAAATTGTAAATGGTGCCCATTTTACAAGACTCATTTATGTTCTGCGACCTACTAATATACTACAATATGTATATCCGATAATAATAAAATAAAATTTATGAGTGAAAAAAATCAACAATTAACAAGCGTCAAACTAGACAAGGATCTGTTTGAGCAATTTAAAGTAGAGTGCATTAAACGAAAATTTAGCTTCCAAAAATTGAGTGAACGAGCTGTTCACCTTTATTTAACAAGCGATGATTTCAGAAAACAAATTCATAATCACAGTGATTTGAATTTGGCCATTGAAGAGTAATTTCTTACATTTAAAACAAAATAGTTATATGAATTCAAGTTTTAAGTACTTACCGCAAAACGAGCGGAAAAAAATCATGCTTATTTGCGACGACATTCGAGTACACTCAGGTGTAGCAACAGTGGCCCGTGAATTAGTTTTGAACACAGCCCAACATTTTAATTGGGTAAACATTGCAGGTGCAATTAAACACCCAGAACAAGGTAAACGTTTTGATATCTCCCAAGATACAAATACAAATACGGGTTTAACCGACGCCTCTGTTTTCCTTTATCCAGTGGATGGATATGGTAATCCTGATTTGATTAGACAATTAATTGCAATGGAAAAACCAGATGCAATTATGCTAATTACTGATCCACGTTATTTTGAATGGTTATTTCAAATTGAAAACGAGATTAGAAAAACAATGCCAATCATTTATCTTAACATTTGGGATGATTACCCAGCTCCATTGTATAATAAAGCATTTTATGAGTCATGTGATGCATTGTTAGCAATTTCAAAACAAACTAAATTAATCAATGAGCTTGTTTTAGGTGAGAAAGCAAATAAGAAAGTAATTGAATATGTTCCTCATGGTTTAAATCATGAAATGTATTATCCAATTGAGAAAGAAGATGAATTGAAAGAACTTGAACAGTTCAAATCTCATTTATTTGGAGGTAAAGAAAAGGATTTTGTTGTATTCTTTAATTCAAGAAACATCAGACGTAAACAAATTCCTGATACAATGTTAGCTTTTAAAATTTTCTTAGATACATTACCAAAAGAAAAATCATCTAAGTGTGTTATGATTATGCATACTGAAGTAATAAGTGAACATGGAACTGATTTAGAAGCAGTACGTAAAATTTTATTTCCTGATTATCCTGAAGCAATTTATTTCTCTCAAAATAAGTTAGATAATAAACAATTAAACCAATTATATAATATTGCAGATACTCAAATCTTATTAACATCAAATGAAGGTTGGGGTCTATCATTAACAGAAGCAATATTAGCAGGAACTGTTATTATCGCTAACGTAACAGGTGGAATGCAAGACCAAATGGGATTTGAAGATGAATATGGAAATTGGTACACACCATCTCCAGAAATTCCTTCAAACCATACAGGAAGATATAAAAACCATGGTGTATGGGCATTCCCCGTATTCCCAACTAACCGTTCAATTCAAGGTTCACCTAAAACTCCATATATTTGGGATGATAGATGTAATGCAGAAGATGCAGCTGCTAGAATTTCTGAAGTATATGCTTTGGATAAAGAAATACGAGATGGTCTTGGTAAAACAGGTCGTCATTGGGCACTAAATGAAGCAGGCTTTACAGGTGAAGCTATGGGAGAAAGAGCAATTAACGCGATAGATCAATTATTTAACACGTGGACTCCACGAGAAAAATATGAACTAATCAACGTTAATGACGTTAAAGAAGACACAATTGATCACGAATTTGTATATTAAAAAGTTATGGACAAACCAGTATTTGTAATTAGTTGCCCAATTGACACTTATAGTGGATATGGAGCACGTTCTCGCGATATCGTTAAAGCGATTATTGAAATGGATAAATACGATGTAAAAATCCTTTCACAACGTTGGGGAAGTACCCCATTTGGATTCATCCAAGACAACCCAGAATGGAAATTTTTAGTATCCCATTTACTCCAATCTCCACAATTACCAGCACAACCCGAAATTTGGATGCAAATTACAGTTCCAAATGAATTCCAACCAATAGGAAAATTCAATATTGGATGTACAGCTGGAATTGAAACAACAGTAGCACCTGCTGAATGGATTGAAGGTTGTAGTCGAATGAATTTAATTCTAGGTTCTTCTGAACATACAATCAAAGTACTTAAAGAGAGTAAATTTGAAAAACGTGATCAAAAAACCAATCAAGCTGTAGGATTTATTGAATGGAAAGGAGATAGTGAAGTAATGTTTGAAGGTGCAAATACAGACATTTACAAACCAATTAAATCAACTTTTGATTTATCCAATGTAAAAGAAGAATTTGCTTATTTATTTGTAGGACATTGGATTAATGGAAATTTGGGTGAAGATAGAAAGAATGTAGGTTTATTGATTAAAGCGTTTTATGAAACGTTTAAAAATAAAAGCAAAAAACCCGCACTTATCTTGAAAACAACCCAAGTAGGAGCATCTTATATGGATAGAGATGAATTGATCAAACGTATTAAAGCAATTCGAGCTACAGTAAAATCAAATAACATTCCAAACGTTTATTTGTTGCATGGTGAATTTACAGATGTAGAAATGAATCAAATTTACAATCACTCTAAAGTGAAAGCTATGGTTAGCTTGACTAGAGGTGAAGGATTTGGTCGACCATTACTTGAATTTTCACTTGTAAATAAACCAATCATTGCAACTAATTGGAGTGGACATACAGATTACCTTAACCCTGAATTCACAACACTACTCCCAGGTACAATGACAAATGTTCATGAATCAGCTGCAAATCATATGTTAATGAAAGAAGCAGAATGGTTTAGTGTAGATACAGGTCATGTAGGTCATTATTTGAAAGATGTATTTGAAAACTATAAAGGATACGCTGAAAATGCTAAGCGACAAGGTTTTCAATCACGTACCAAGTTTTCATATGATGCCATGAAAGAAAAATTAGGTAAATTATTTGAAGAAAAAATCCCTGAATTTCCAAAACAAGTTCAATTACAATTACCTAAACTACAAAAAATTGAATTACCAAAACTTAAAAAAGTAGAACAATAATGCAACACGAAGAAATCATTAATTGTCCTAAATCCGGAGGTGACTTGTGCTATAAAGTACAAGTTGCCCCTGAAATTTATAACTACATGAGTTTATCTTGTGGTTTTTGGACAAACTCATTTATGACTGAAGATCATGAATTTTATATGCAACAAATGGAAACATTACCTGAGTTGTATAAAGATTTAGCTTGGACTGATCCTCAAACAGGTTTGATTTGGTTACCAAATACTATCAATAACCCTGAACAAGGTATGATCTTTGCTAATGGAACAAACTCAACTTCATGGAAATGGGCTGCTGTTAAAGCAATTGAAATTCCTGAAGGCGAAAGAAAAGAAGTTATGGGGAAACTCCAAACTCACAAAATGGATATGAAGAACATGCAGCTTTTTGAAGAGCGTGATTATATTGAAGCTCTTTCATATATTGGAGTACTACCAAATTAAGATATATGAAAATAAGTTATGCCGTTACAGTTTGCAATGAGTTTCTTGAAATACAGAGACTCATTACATTCTTATTAGAAAATAAAAGACCACAAGATGAGATTGTAGCCCAAATGGATCTTAATCTAGATGATCTTAAAAATCAACCAGAGGATAAGAACCAAGTGTTTGCTTATCTTATGAAACATCAAGAGCAAGGACATCTCAGAGTAATCTTTAATCCACTAAACAACGATTTTGGAGCATTTAAAAATCACCTTACCAACCAATGTAAAGGAGATTATATATTCCAAATTGATGCAGATGAATTACCTAATGAAAATCTGATTGCTGTTTTACCTGAGTTGCTAAAAGAAAATAATGAAATTGATGTTTTTCTAGTTCCACGAGTAAACACAGTAGAAGGTTTAACTCAAGAACATATTGCAAAATGGGGATGGAGAGTAAACGATGAAGGTTGGGTTAATTGGCCTGATTACCAATGGCGTATTTGGAAAAACAAACCTGAAATCCAGTGGGTAAATAAAGTACACGAGCGTTTGGATGGCTTTAAGATGTATACAGCAATGCCAGATGTAGAATACTTTGCTTTATACCACCCAAAAACAATAGACAAACAAGAAAAACAAAACAGTTATTACGACACATTATGAGTTATATTGACAACTTACATGAATCAGAAGTTCAACGTAATTTAACTAGTAAAATTTGGAGATTTGATATTTTAAATTATTTAATTGATAAATATAAATTAATTAATTATCTTGAAATTGGTGTATTCAAAGGAGAAAATATTAGAGAAGTAAAAGCTTTTCATAAAGATGGAGTTGACCCTGGAGTAGAAGGCTATACCCCACCCGAAGTAAACTACCCTATGACATCAGATAAATTCTTTGAGTTGATTAAGGGACATGAAGATATCAAATATGATATTATTTTTATAGATGGTTTACATGAATATTCTCAAGTAAAAAAAGATATTGAAAATTCACTCAACCATTTACAGCCAAATGGATTTATAGTAATGCATGATTGCAATCCTGTTAGTTATCAAGCTCAACTTCCAAATAGACAAACAGTAGCCTGGAATGGAGATGTGTGGAAAGCATTTGTTGAGTTTAAACAAAACAATACAGATTATAAATGTTGTGTTGTTGATACTGATTTTGGAGTAGGGATTATTAAAAATAATTCAACCCCAATTCAAACAACTCCATTAATTAATATGGACTATCAAACATTTGATTCCAATAGAAAAGATCATTTAAATTTAATTGCTTGGGATGAATTTAAAACAAATTATTAACCAATCAGTTTATGGTACAATAGGTTATATTTCATCTCAAAATGATTTAAACCTATTAGAACAATATATCCTTTATAACTTACCTATTTTAAAAGAATATAAACAAATAATTGTCGCTACAAACTATTCTACTTTAGGATTAACTGATTCAAATTCACAGTTATGGAAAAAATATTTCCCTGATTGTATTTTATTAGATTCTCCTATTAATAGAGGCCATAACATTGGAACTTCAGATTTAGATGATTTAATATTTGACTATTGTAAAGAAAATAATATTGAATGGCTTTGTAAATCTGCTAATGACGTTATTATTCAAAAAGATATATTGAATAAAGAAATAGAAGAAGCTGATTTTTATTATTTAAATGGAATGGGGTATGCTGGGGTTAAAATATATGATTTTGATCCTATTAGAATAATAAATGAATATCTTATAGATCATTTTTATCCTCAAACAAATTTTTATTTAATTAACGTTTCTAAAACAGATTACTTAAATGATAAACAACATGTTGAAGAAGTTTATGAAAAATTTCAACAATCTAAAGGAACTGTTTGGGACCATGGATTCAAAAGTTGTGAAGGTTTATTAAGAGAATGTATTGAAAGAAATAATTTAAAAAAATACCATTTGATTACTAAAGAAAACTTTATTACATTGTTAGATGTTATATTGAAATACAATATACATGATGGTAGTCATAAAAATATAATGATAGAAAATGTATGTCATTTTCATTTTAGTGATAAATCTATAATTAAAATATGAAAATAGCTTTTTTAACTGAAATGGGTTTTGAAGGAAAAATTCCCTCAAACCACCCTAATATGAGAACAGAATTTGCTTGGATGTATGCTTTAGATGCTGAACATAAAAACATCCATACTTTCCCAACTATTCAAGGATATGATCATGTATTTGTAATCTTTCCCAAAGGAAAAACATTTTTAAGTGCTGAAGGATCCTCTCTATCCAACCAACCCAACCCAGTATCTGGTTTACTTGCTTCTAATATAGTAGATGTTTTAAAACAAAACAATAAAAAAGTTTACTATATGCAAGAAGGCCCACATTGGTGGTATAATGACTATGAACTCCCAGATCAGATTAATTTCTATAATTTGTTAGTAGGTTGTGATGCCATTTTTGCTCATAATGAATATGATACAATATACTATAAAGGATTAGTTCCAAATAAACCAGTTTATTCTTTACCTACTCTTATGGTAGAAGATAATATATCTCATATTGTTCCTAAATATGAAGAAAAAGCTATTATAGGAGGTAATTTTGCAAGATGGTATGGTGGATTTGAAAGTTATTTAGTAGCTCAAGAATTTGGAGTTGAAATTTGGGGACAAACTTCTCATGCTATGAGAAATGGTGAAGAACAATTATTCAATCATTTACCTAGAGTAATGTGGAATGAATGGATTGAACAGTTAAGTAAATTTAAATATGCAGTACATTTGATGCCTACAATAGCAGCAGGTACATTTAGTTTAAATTGTGCTTACCTTGGAATTCCTTGTATCGGAAACAAAAATGTAGACACTCAACGCTTATGTCACCCTGAATTATCAGTTGATATTGCTGATATAGAAAGTGCTCGAAAATTAGCTAATAAATTAGCTACTGATCATGATTTTTATAAAAAATGTAGTCAAGAAGCTAAAGAAAATTACAATAGATACTATAAAATAGACTTGTTTAAGCAAAAGCTTTTTAGTATATTAAACTCATGAAAAATGTAAAAATAGGAGATAATGTAACTATATCTCATTATACTAATTTATATGGATGTGAGTTAGGAGATAACGTATTTATAGGTCCATTTGTAGAAATCCAATCCAATGTTAAAATTGGAAATAATTCAAGAATATCATCTCATAGTTTTATTTGCTCTGGAGTTGAAATTGGAGAAGATTGTTTTATAGCTCATGGAGTTATGTTTACTAATGATAAATTTACTGAAGGCAGAGAAGAATGGATTGAACGATCTACAATTATTGGAAATAATGTCCGTATAGGTTCTAATGTAACCATCCTCCCAGTTAAAATAGGAAATAATGTAGTTATAGGAGCAGGTGCTGTTGTGACAAAAGACATTCCAGATAATACAACCGTTAAAGGAAACCCAGCAAAATGAAAATAACAGTTATACACAATACATTTCGATTTAATCCATTAATTCGAGAATCGGTTATATTAAATTTAAAAGCATTACAAGATGCAAATGTTGATTACCAATATATTGTATTTAACGATAATGGAGACGTTGAAATTGAAAATGAAGTAAAAGATTTAGATATAGAATATTTTTACAGTGACTATAATTTTGGTCAAAAAATGTGCTCTGGAGGTTGGGTTGGAGCTTTACCTTTAGTTAAAGGAGATTTAATCCATAATACAGGCCAAGATGATGTATTTACTTCTTTCTTTTATAAAAATATAGTTGATATATTTAAAAAAACTAATTGTGATTTAGTTTATTGTAATGGGTTTAAAGTAGATGAAAGTCTTTGTATTACTGGGGAATTAATGGGGCCTACTCAAAATATAGACTATTCAAACCCAACCCTTCATTTTAACCATTGGCTTGGAGTCACCAATAATAAAATCACTAGAACTAATAATTTTATCCCAGCACCCGGAACAGTATATAAAGTTTCACTTCATGATGAAATTGGAAAACCTGATTTAGATAATTTTAGAGGTGTAGCTGATTTTGAATATTGGACTAGAGTTTTATTTTATAAGAAACATGTTCAATATATATCTCTTCCTTGCTGGCTTTATAGAATGTCTCAATATACAACAACTTTAGAAGTAATTGATGGTAAATTAAATGAGAAAGATTTAGCTAGTTATTATTTAAATAAATTAAAAGAAAAATATCAAAAATTATTAGACAATGGGTAATGCAATTATAACAGGTGGTGCAGGATTTATAGCTAGTCATTTAGCTGAGGCTATTCAAGATAAGTATGAGAAAATATATTTACTTGATAATTTAGTGAGAACAAATGGTTTAAGAAATGTAAAACATTTATTAGGAGATAAATTTATTTTTATTGAAGCCGAAGTAAGTGAATTTGACTTTACACAACTAGAGAATATTGAAATTATATATCACTTAGCTGCTACAAGAATTAACAGATGTGCTAAAGATCCACTTGAAGGACATAAATTGTTAGCAGATGCTGGATTAAATGTAGTTAAACATTGTGCAGAAAATAACATTAAATTATTCTTCTCCTCAACAGCTTCAGTATACAATAATCCAAAACGTTTCCCTATTGAGGAAACAGACCCATGTGAACCACATACTATCTATGGAGCCGCAAAATATTACACTGAAAACTTGATGAGAACATTTGCTAAATCCCATAATTTACAATACTCAATTTGTAGATTTTTTAGTGTGTATGGTGTAAAAATGGATTGTGAAGGTGCTTATACTGAAATAATTTTTAATTGGTTAAACCAAATTAATCAAGGTAAAAATCAAGTTACAGTATTTGGTAATCCGGATGAAAAAATATTAGATTTAGTTTATGTTGAAGATGTAGTTAATGCTATCTTAAAATCAACAGAAAATTGGAGTAATGAAGTATATAATGTATCTACTGAAACTGGAATTTCAATCACTGAATTAATTAAAGTTATTGAAAATGAATTGGATGTTAAATTAGAAGTTAGTATATTACCTGAAAATAGAACCGACATAGAAAATAAACGAGTAGGATCAGTTCAAAAATTAAAAAGTATTGGTTGGGAACCTAAAAATTCAATTAATCAAGGTATACTAAAAACATATAAATGGATACAAACCCTATAACACCCCCAGATTGGAAATTATTAAAAAATGAAATAGGAAAACAATTTAATGATTTTTGCATTTTAAGAGGAAAAGAATTCATTGAATTAGGGAAAGATGTTTGGATAGGTTACTTTTGTCTCTTAGATGGTAGTGGTGGACTTAAAATAGGAAATCAAGTTTCAATTAGTTCAGGTGTTCATATTTATACTCACGATTCTAGCAATTATAGAATTCACAATACAGAAAAAGATACAGAAAACGGAACTCATATTGATAGAGCTCCTGTAGTAATAGGAGATAATGTTCAAATTGGGGCTAACAGTATTGTTTTAAAAGGTGTTACTATTGGTAATAATGTAATCATTGGAGCATTATCCCTAGTTAATTCAGATATCCCAGATAATTGTATTGCTGTTGGAAATCCATGTAAAGTTATAAAAATGTTATGATAATTAGTAAATGTCCTCTAAGAATATCTTTAGCTGGTGGATCAACTGATTTACAATCTTATTTAGATAAATATAAGAATGGAGCAGTTATTACTTTTACTCCAAATCTTTACACTTATATTACCTTAAAACATAGTAGTACCAAATATTATCGAATAATTTATTCTAGCATAGACAACTGCATTGACCCAGATGAAATTAAAAATGACATAGCTAGAGAAGTCATTAAATACTTTAATTTACCCCCAGTTGAAATTATTTTTACATCTGATATTCCTTCAACAGGTTCAGGATTAGCATCTTCATCATCTTATTTAATAGCTATGATAAATGCTGCTTTAGCATTTAAAAATGAAAAATTAAATAAAATTGAGTTAGCTAAATTAGCTTTAAAGATAGAACATACTTTTAATCCATTAACAGGTTATCAAGACATTTATGGTTGTGTGTTTAATGGATTTAAAAAACTTAATTTTAATGATGTCGGATTAGATGGTATTTCATATTACGATGATTCTTTTTTTGAATATTATGACATGCATTTAATCCCTACAGGGGTAACAAGATCATCTACTAACATATTATCTTCTTTGAATATTGATAAAATTCATAGTCTTATGAAACCTCTTCAAGATATGAATAATTATCTCGAACAAAATAATTTTAATTCAATTTTTGAAGAAATAAATAAAGGTTGGGAGCTTAAAAAACAAACCTCTCCTGAAATAATTAATAGCAAAATAAAAAATTTAGAAAATAAATTAATTGATGTTTTAGCTAAAAGATTAATAGGAGCAGGAGCTGGTGGGTATTTTTTAGTTATAGTAGAAAAAAATAAAAAAATAAAAAATAGTATTCCTATAAAATTAGGAAATGGTTTTGAAGTAATAGAGTTTTAAGATGAATAAAATATTATTAATAGGTTGTGGATATTGGGGTAAAAATTGGTATAAAACCATTATGTCCTCCCCTTATGAATTAGTAGGTGTAGTTGACCCTAACCCAGTAATTGACATTAGTGTTCCTTTATTTAAAACTATAAAGGAAGTAAATATTGAGTATACTCATGTGATTATAGCTACAAATGCTGAATTGCATTCTAGTTTAAAAAATCAACTTAATATTCCTGATTCTAATATCTTAATAGAAAAACCTTGTGGTATATCTAATCGAACCGAATTTAACCACTGCTTTCCAGGATATATCTTTTTAAGTTCACCTCAATATAAATTTATAAAAGAAACACTTGATCAAAATACTTTAGGTAAAATACTTTATAGTAGATTTGAACGAGCATCTATGGGTCCTAGAATTAGAACAGATGTTTCTATTATTGAAGACTATGCAATCCATGATCTATACATTTATCAAGCCCTCTTCAACCCAGAAAAAATAAATATAATTGGTGGGAATTTATTAAATTCATTTGGTGATCCAATTAAACATGATACTTTATTTTTAGATATATCTTCTGATGAACATACTACAACATTCTTTAGTTCTTGGAGGTATCCATCTAAAACTAGAAAAATTGAAATCATTGGGGAAAATGGTAGTATAGTTTGGGAAAATGATAATGTTTATATCCATTCTTCTCACTATAAAAAAATTGATGGTTTAGATAAAAACAGAAATGTTGGATATGAATTGATAGAAACTCAACCAAAAGAAATTTCATTAGATTTATCTCAATCAAATCTCCATTTACAATTAGATGATTTTATTAATCAAGTAGATAGAAGTAATATATTTACTAAAACTAATAATTTTATTTGGAATATTCAAATGGAGTTATTATATTCAAAATAAAAAATATGCAAAATAAATCAATTCCTTTAGGTAGGCCCTTTTTAAATAAAGAGGCAATTTTAGATGAAATTTCAAAAGTATTAGATACTCGTTGGATTTCTGGAGGTCCAACAATTGCTAAATTTGAAGAAGCAATTAAAGAATATAACGAAGATCCTGAAGGTCATTACGTTGCTGTTTCTGATGGGACTTGTGCTATTGAAATGTCTTTAATGTGTCTTAATAATGGTAAAAGATATGATAAAAGTGATTTAATTATTTGTCCATCTTGGTCTTGGGTAGCAACAGGGTTTGCACCTGTACTTGTAGGAGCTACACCTTTATGGTGTGATGTAAATGAATTTGGTGTCCCTGAAGCTAATCAAATTGAACAATTAATTCAATCCAATTTAAACTTAGTTAAAGCTATTATTGTAGTCCACCAAATGGGAGTACCATGTGATATGGATGCAATTAATGCAATTTCTGAAAAATATAACATCCCTGTCATTGAAGACTCAGCATGTGCTTTAGGTACTGAATATAAAGGAAATAAAATTGGTAAAGGAAGAAATTTAGTTACATATTCATTTCAAGCTAGAAAATGTTTAACTACAGGTGAAGGTGGAATGATCGTAACACGAGATGCTCAACAATCTGAATGGTTACGTTCATACCGAGCATTTGGAACAACTATTAGTCCATTAGAAAGAGACAGAGCAACATATTTACTTAAAGAATCATTTGATAAAATCAGTGGCAACTTTAAAATTTCAGATATTACTGCTGCTGTAGGTATTGCTCAATTAACTGTTTTTGATCAAGAAGTAGAAATGCGAGATAAAGCAGGTAAATATTATAATCATCTGATTGAAACTGAATTGGATGGTTATGCTCAAATATCTAATTTGATTCCTGATTATTGCACTCGATATAATTGGCAAAACTTCCATTTACTATTAAATGAAAACTTTAATAGAGATCAAGTAGTAGATGCTCTTAGAAAAAAAGGAATTGGATGTAAATGGGATATCCAAGCAATCCACGTTGAACCAGTATTTAAAAATGAATTCAATCACGTTGATTTACCACAAACAACTAAATTCCACGAATATGGGTTATGGTTACCTTTCTATGCTGAAATTACAACAGAAGAACAAGAATATGTTATCCAAAACCTAAAAAATATTCTAAATGAACTTAAATAAACTATCCAACATAATCAACCAAATCTCATCAGAACAGGTTTCTACATTAAAACAATTAGTTTTAGATGCTACTGAAATTGTTTTGGTAGGGAATGGAGGAAGTAATGCTATAGCTTCTCACATGGCTGTAGATTATACAAAATTCCTCAACAAGAGATGTTACGTACCTAATGCTTCGGATATGTTGAGTATGATGGCTAATGATTATGGAATAAATAACATGTATTCTAAATTCATAGAGCATAATTATTCCCCAAACCAACTAGCTATCTTAATTTCATCTTCAGGCAATAGCGCAAACATTGTAAATGCTGCTCATAAATGTAATGAATTAAACATCCCAATGGTTTTATTAAGTGGATTTTCTCCTATGAATAACTTAAACTTATTAGAATATAACAATATTAAGATGAATTACTGGGTTGATTCTACTAATTATGGAGAAGTTGAAATGACCCATCATATATTTTTACATTCAATAGTATGATAAAAAACTTTGCAGTCATAGAATCTTTTACTCATTATATTCCTACTGGATTAGGGTGGATAGAAGGTTTAGATCAATTAGGTCATAATGTTTATGCTATTCCCACATCACAGTATGATTATAGCACTATGAATTTAGAAGATATAGACTGGACTATATTCATGGGGACCCCTGACCTGCAAAAATTATCCCAATTTAAACAACTTAACCCAGATACAAAAGTAATAGTAGTATGTTTTGGATGGAAC